ATTTTAATAATATTAATAATAATATTAATAATAACCCCCGTGTGGATGCTAACCACAACAAAAAGAGCGAATTTAATAATAAAACAGGGAAACCCCCTGTTAAAGGAATGAAAGAGGTGCTTACAGATAAAAACAAAGAACTGGGCACCAAGGTATGGCAAGACTCAAATTACAGAAAAGATGCTGATGGAAAAGTTTTACTCGATCCAATCAAACCTGGCGATTTAAACCTAATCAGATTCCATAAGCAACCATACCTACAAACATATTCAATTGGTAATTACAGTGTGGAAATCAGAAACTCACAATATGTAACCGATACCTACAGAAAAATTTTTGTCGTTTCAAATGCAGAAGCCATTAAGAATTTCAATGCTAATGGATACAATGCTGTCATTGGATTTTCAACAAACAAACATGGTGATTTAGCTGAAGAGAGAAGAGCTTTTGAACAATGCATCACAGCTAAATATTCATACTACAACACTAACACTTGCCTTTTCAACAGGAAGTGGATCGATATAGGTTGTGGTACTAGATGTGCAAGTTACGGTTTGAGCCATATCTTTTACAACCGTCCAAAGGTTTGTAATAAAGATTATGAGAGAGTAGCTAGCTTACAAAATCATCTAGCCATTGCAGGATTAGACGTTATAGACAATACTTGGTGTGTATGTAAACAAGGAAAAGTATTATGTGATCATGCTTTAAATTTTGCCGGAGAAGAAGGTGGTCTAATGGGAATTGACACCTTATATTATCTCGATAAACAATTATTGATTGATTGGCATATCACAAGAGGAAGATGTACCCCAAGTTACTTCGCTATGCATGTATTCAACCCTAACAAAGAAGGTGATTTGATATACTCTGGAACCGAAGTAGTAGGATATTGGAAAAGAATAAAAATAGGGCTAACCAACTATATTCATATGGAGGTCGCAGGGAATGAAGAGCCATATGTTCACCCTGAAATCGACGCAAGCAGAGCTCTATTTGACTGCAACAAATACATCAAGGACGGTTTGATATACACTGTGGTACAAAGATTTGACCACAAATCCTCATCATACTGCCTTGTCCAAATCAATGCTGCTGACGATGAAATAAACAGAAACTGCAAAATCCTATGCTTTACTTGTGGATTAGGAAACTGTATTTGCGTCAGAAAACAAAATGAAGTACCCCAAACCTATAAGAGTGACTACGATCTTAAAGAATTTTCATTAGAACAATTTGCTAATGGAAAAACATTCTGCGTTAGAGATAAAGACTCTTATAAGGCCTACAAAGTTATTGCAGGAACACTTAAAGTTGCTAAACTCCATACAAAAGGAACAGACTTAATTAAGGACGATTTCAAAATCCTTACATTACCGGCAAGCAACTACAGAAGTGTTATCGACTTCAAAATATATATGGGATTCGTCAGAAAACTTAATACCGCTAAAGTTATAACAAGCGAGTATATGAGGGACTTCATGACTGCTAACTTAAACTCAGAAACTAATATTGACACCGAGCAATTTATCACCATTGTTACAGCCGCAGTAAATGAATTGATAATTGCTGAAACTAGGATGCTTCAATTAATGCAATCATCTGAAATTAAGCTCCTAAACAAACTTAAAGCCGGTGAGTGTTTCACTGATGAAAACGAAAACAGAATCAAAACTAACCTTGACCTATTCGTTGGTGGCACAGCTGACATAACAATTAACGGTGTAGCTGATAAGACAAAATCAATTAAAGAAACTACTATCGAAGTGCTAGAAAAGCAATTCAAGAACGTCATGGGAGAACTCGTTCAAAAAGTTACCGATAGTCAAGTTATATCTTATGCAGTCAAAAATAGCAGTATAGAGAGTGTTGCTAATATAGTAAAACCTACTGTTCAACTCTTTATCAATTCAATGGTAAGTAAACTCAATATGAACAATTTTTCACACTTTTTCGATCTTATGAATCAACAGATCAACGCAGCTAAAAATTTCATTCCTAATTTTGACGAGATCAAAAATCAAACTAGAGAAATCTTCGATTATGTCGCTAGTAATAGTCAATACAGCTTCGACAGGCTTTCAACAAAAGTAATGAGTCAATACACAGCAATCATGACTTCAATTTACGCTGCAATCGAACCAAGTCAAATGAGCAATTTCCTGAAAGATATTACAGAGATATTTGACTTGAAGGTTGACTTAAAAGTCGACCAATGTTAGGAAGGCTGGGTCAAAATCCACGCATCCATGCAAGATCTATTTTTACGCTATGTTAAGAAATATCCGGTATACGAATCTTGCTGCGGTAATCACAAAACACACAAGTCAACAATAGGAGAACTGGCTCCTGGATGCGAATGGAAAGTAAATATTCCAGCAAATGTGAGCGTCGACGAATACTTATCACATAAATGCGACAAAGCTTACAGGAAAAGTGAACCTGGGCTTCTACAACTAGTTGACGCAATTCTACCAAACCCGGTAATATGTTATCATACCTGTAAACTAAATCTATATAATGCCATCAAAAGACAAGCTTTGTATGTTCAAAAACCTGAAGATGACTTTGTCGAAAAGTTTAATGAATGGTCCTACAAAATTTGGGACGTTGAGATAAGACCATTCTTAGAAAATTTCCGATATAGCTATGCAAGTTGGTATAATGGACTAACAAGAGCACAACAATTAGAAATACAACCATGGCATACAGGAAAAGAGGAAGTACCTTTTTCCAATACTTTTAACATGTTCTGCAAATTAGAAAAGCAAGAGGTGACACTCGATGCATTAGGCGAATGGGACTGGCCCAAGAACAGGTGTATTTCTGCACCTGAACCGTATATAAAATACGTAACTGGACCAGTAGTTTCGGCTTTGCAAGAGTTATACGCCAAAAATAATGTTAAAGGTTACTGCGTAGATAAAAATTGGGATGATTTAGGCAGTTTTTATAATAAATGTATGTCCAAAGGTTTACTAATGACGGTACAAGGAGATATATCAGGATTAGATCGTTCTGTAACGAAATTTCTTTTAGAAATTAACAGACTATCATACCGTATGGTGGCAGATAAAGTGTACCATTGTAACCCGGATTTATTTACGTTTTTCCTTTGCGAAGACAGAACTAAAATCAATTGTAAATCATTCGAGAAAATGACAATGAAATTCCGCGGTATACAATCACTGATGAAAATGGGACATATCAATATTTTTGGTACAAGAAAATCAGGAGAATACCCAACAACACATGGAAACACAGAATTAGTAGCTCGATTAATAAGATTTGTTATGGAAGTCGTATTAATCTACGATAAAGACGATTATGAGTTATTAGTCAAAGGAGACGACTTCGTTATATTTATGGTACCATGTGAACAAGATACTATAAAGGAAGCTTTCAAACAGGTATTTGAAACCAGAGGTATTAATGCCGACGGTAAGTGTAAGTACAAATCAGGAACCGCACTAAAATTCTTAAAATTCGGTACAATCTTTGATACTGATTTTTGTAGTACTGATACATTCTATTGCAAAGATTGTAAAACACATCGTGTCACAAGAAAACTACAAAGGTACTATACACTGACTCCATTCACTAGAAACTTAATGGATGCTAGTGAGCAGATGATTGACAATTACAAGAATGCAATCTACACAGCTGACAAGAAATGGAGTGATAACTTAGAATTATTTCAATGCTTTAGCGAAAAATTCAAGGTAGAAAATTTCACATTGCTCAAAACAAAGAATGGGAAGAAGAAAGACCATATCCCAGTCGAAGAAGGATTCGAAGAAAAAGATTACTCTGAATTCGAACGCTTTAAAGAAAACACTGGAATCAAGAACAGACAGGCAGCCAAAGATCTATATTTTTCTTTCAAAAATCATCCAAAAGACAAGCCTAAACCTTGTTGTAATAAATGGCACCGCAAAATTTGTGGTTTAAAATATGGCTGGACTGATGAAGAAATTGATCTCATTATTAAAGGTATAAAGACTAACTTCGATGTCAGTGAAATACTATTGCGTGGTTTTGACCATAACAATAATAAGTACGTAGCCGACTACAGTTTTTATTACGGATTATAAGGGGGTTATTAATACTGCATAGACTACTTTACAAAATCATCGATTCGTATAATTTTTGTGAATACTCTTATTAGCGCCTGGCAAATAAATTAAATGCTACAGGTAATTGCAATAAGATTGTATTAAATTCACAAAGTACGCAGAGATGTGAGTAACGCTAGTAAATGTGTAGTATTGGGATTATTATTAAATTCTAGAGTGGGACGTTAAATATAACTCTGAC